TACTACAGACACTTAAACCGTACCCATTAGCAAGTGCGTCTCTAGCCTCTTCTACTGTTTTAATTAAAGAAACTGTTTTTATTTGATGTTCATCGGCTTTATCTATTACTTTATCTGGTAATCCTCTGCTTCCCCACCTAGCACCCATACTTCCATTATATTTACTAAAGTCTCCAACGCCGGGATAGTTCTTTCTAACGAGAACACCACCAACCTGGCTAACAAATTTAGCTGCTCGACTGCAACTCATACCTTGTCCACCATGACCTCTAGCGCCATAAATTGCTTCTGTCGCACCTCTTGCTATCCAGCTTTCTTTATCTCCATTAACATCAATTTCTACTGCTCTTGTCAGGTCACACCCATTTCGGGTAGCATGACTGACACAATCCCCTGTAGTTTGCCGTTCAATATATGCATTCTTATCAAACTTTAGTACAGACATAAACGGAGTTGATAGTTGACCTTTGCCACTATTCTTAATCTTCTTAGCACCGTCTTTAAAATATGCATATTTAGATGTTTCCATCAATTCGTCATATACATGTTGTTCCCAAAGACATCCGCTAAAACCTTTTCTGTATTCATTATATAATTGAGCTGGTGTTAGTCTTGGCATTATTTACTTCCTTGATAGAAAGCCCATGATAAAGCTCTAAAAGATTCTGCTGATTTTTCTCTTAACTCTTTAGTAAGTAAAATGTCATCATCTCCAATACCAGTAGTTACTAAATCTTGAGCTGCTTCTGCTAAATTAGGATACTTATCTTTAATATTTAGTTTTAACATTTTACCTGCTATACTGTTGGCTTCTTTAATAGAAGACGTATCAACAATAATTTTATCGTCATCTAATTCTATAAGTGTTGCCATGTCTGCATAGAGAGCAGATAATTTTAAGCAGTCACTCTTACGGGTAGAATCATCTGATGTCTTAACAATCTCTGTAACAGCTCTAGCCTTGTCTAATAGTTCTGTATCTGCTGGAGCGTCTGTAACATAATTTTCAACACTACAAACAGGTTCATTATTAACAGGTAGTCTGATACTACCTAGGTCGGGCTTAAAAATACCAACAACAACTAAAACAGCACCTACAGATAATAAAAGCTTATTCTGCATCTTCAGACTCCTCTTCTGGTTTACAAACCATAGGACTTAAATATGGAAACATTTGATCAGCTACTTCTATAGCTTTTGAACATCCGCTTTTTTCAGCTAAGTCTCTAGTCTGTTTCCAAGAAACGACAAGATCAAAAAATAGCTTACTGTCATCTTCAGACTTTACATTTTCCTTAACAAAGTTTGGTAGTTCTGGTACTACGGATGGTGCGTTCTTTTTAACTTTGTCGATTACATCTTTGATAATTTTTTGTACTGGACTAAGCTTATCCTTAAACAACACCCATATAATTATACCGATACCAGCATATAAAGCCAAATCCATTGGCACTAAACCAGTACTAAACTCCTCAAAACTTTGCGTTAAATTCATTATTTATTTCCCCGTGATTGATTTAAGATTATTAATAAAGTCTTGTACTACACTACTACTTTGCTGCACACTAACAGGTTCTTTAGGCTTAAAAACACCCACTTGTCTAAATGTAGCAACCATTGCGTCAATTCCCGAACCTACAAGTAACATTAAAAAGCTTTTAACATGACTATGGATAATAGGTTCTAATACAGATGGAACCCAGGGTAGATCTACATGTACAAAAACCTTATCATAAAATCCACCAATTAATTCTAATGCTAGCTTTTTCTTATCTGGACCACTAAGTTCTGTAGCAAAATTCTCAATCAACTGAATGACAACAGCAGTCAATAATTGTAAAATCTTCCAGACTTCACTGACAGCAAATTTTTTAACATCAGAAACTGCTTTTTTAGTTTCTACAATTAAATTTTCTACTTCTTTACGAATTAATTCTTTAGTAGTTTCATCGCTCATAATTATACCTCATAGTTCAATGTATGGTTCAATATCTTGATAACTTGATTCGCCAACACCGCTTATACTTTTTAATTGACCTAGATCTTCAAAAAGATTTGCTTTCCTATAGTCTACTATCCTTTGTGCTGTTACAGGACCTACGTGTGGCAGTTGAATAAGTTCTCCAATATTAGCTGTATTTATACTAATTTTATTATAAATCCTGTCAACCCCAACATAATCTTCTAATTCTTTACTGACCCTTTGATCTTCTTGTTGTTCTCTTCTTCTTCTAGACATATGCCTACCGAAGAGAGCAAATTGTCCTCCTATTAGAATTATACTCTCAACCACATGAGTTGACACACTTATTAAATCATCTTTAGTATCTGCTTCTAAAATAACACCACCTAAAAATAATCCACTAATAATAAAGCTTACTAATGTAAACCAAAACTCACTAGTTTGATATCCTTTAATTTTCATGTCTTATAAACCTTATGAAGTAGCGTCACCTGTATAGTATCTAGGATCATCAAATTTAGTGTCATACTTATCTTCTATGTCAGCAATTACTGGTTTGTTAGTGACATTATCACCGTTTTTCATATTTGCCTGTGGACCTGTTGGCAAACCACCTAAAACTACAGTTCCGTTTTTTATAACAGCACCGGTGTCTATTCTCTCTATATCGTTAGCCATTGTGACTACCTTTCTATTCTATGTTCTAAAGCTTCTAAAGTTTTACTAAGTAAGGCTATCTGTACTTTAAGTTCACTCATTACTTCTGTGTTTTTGCTAAGTGCTCTAAATAAAGTAGCACTGTCTTCTTTATGGTCTTTTAATCTATCCATTATAAATTCTCTATCTCTGCCATATTGACTTTGATTTTGAATCATTTCTTGTACTTCTTTGCGATTAACTAAATTTTTTACAAACGTAGTCCAAAAACCTATGAGTGCTACAACAACACTGACCATAGATACAGTAAAGTTCTCAAAAAAATGACCTAAAGAATTCGGATCTGCCATGTTTTACTCCAAAATAATTGTATGAAAAAAGCCAGAGATGCCTTCACATCCCTGGCCTCTCTAATAGTTAATACACTAAATATTAAGTATTCTTTTCTGAGTAATCCTTAGAATCTGTTGCAGCATTAACAGGTGCAAAGCTAAATTCACCAGGTTTAAGTCTAGTTGGTGTTGCTGCTTCATCGCTTGAGGTTGCCTGTAAAGCATTAGAAGCGATGTTGTAAAACTGATCTACAGCAGCAGTTGGAGCACTACTAAAATTACTTCTCTGGTCGGCAAATCCAACAGGATTGAAAAGACCAGAACGCATAGCAGTAGTTAATCTTACTGTACTTACTTGTTCTTGACGGGCAATACTTCTTGAATGTACTGTATCATCAGCTGCATTGACTAAGAAAGTATTACTAACACCAGCAAGAGAATCCGTAACTCTTTGAATACATCCGCTACCACCATTGAAAGCAAATGTTCCACCGGATAGAGCCTTATCTGCATCAGCATCATTAACTGGTGTAGATGCAAATACTCCACCTGTAAAACTCTTACCTAATGCTAAATTATCGACTGAAGAAGCAGATGTTCCTGCATTCAATGCAGTCCCTGCGTTATTTACGGTGCTAGTTGCTGTAACTGCACTTGAACTTTGATCGGCTTGTACTATGGCCATTCTATGTCTCCCTTAAAAGGTTTGGTTCGTGTGTATATATACAGTACTTTTTACCCCAAAAAGTTGATTTTTTGAGATAATTTTTCTAGTATATGTATATTATTAGTTTTATAGGCAAAAATCTGCTCATTTGACAATATTAATTCTACATGAGCATCAGTCCAAGCTTGACCATTAACTATAACATTAAGATGTGGATTCTTTTTTAAAAGCATCATGCTAACTAATATGTTATCTGTTATACCATCCAAAGAATAACTAGTAGAAGGATATATAGTACCTAATTTTTTAGTATATAAAATATCAGAAATTTTATACAATAATGGTAATGTAAAAGTTTTATATTCTAGTACGTATTTTAAATCAATCTGAGCCTCTACACAAAGTTTTTTGAATGTATCGACCTCTAGTCTAAATCTATCATATTTCCTATTACATAGAGCATGGTTTGGGCACACTATTTCTACGGCATCTACTCCATGTTTTATGGCTTTTTTTACAGCATTTTCTCTTTCTTCATAATCAGACAACCCTAAAGGATAGTCTATAATAGTACCCAATTTAATATTACGAGGCATACTCTTTTTAACAAATTTTACGTATTGAGGCAATACAGAAATAGTAGAAGGACCATATTGAACAGAATCTAATATTTGGTCTTTTGTTTCTTTTTCGTTGCTTGAAAAATCGTAATATCCATATTCAACGTATCGCAACATTTTATCTTTTTCTATTTTTTAGTTTATCTATTGTACTAAACTTTCTATCTCCTAATACACCGTCAGCGAAACCATAATATACTGCTTCCTCAGCATTTAAAATCCAATCACTTTTGTTGTCTAGTTGAGACATGATGTGTTTTCTTATAATGTGTTTTTTCCAATTTCTTTCTTTTGCTATTGGACTACCAATACATCTGTCTGTAAAAATATTAATCATTTTAAGTGATTCTTTTTCACTCCACTCAAAACTGCTTTTTGCAGCCTTGTGTTCGTTGTCAATACTTAAAGAGCCATAATGTATAAGCATGTGTGTATTAGGCATAAGAACCCTAAGATCTGCATATTGCAGCAATATACTACTAGCAGATTCTACTTTACCATATGCTAAGATAAAAACTTTCGAAGCAGATGCACGGATGGCATCCATAATTCCCATACAGTCTTGCCAATCTCCTCCCGGTAGATGCATATGAACCAAAATTGGTTCAGTAGATAATAGGTTTAAGTATCTGATATTTTTTTCAAACATTATTGCAGACCTAAACTCTACCCCAGATTCTTCTTCCGAATCAAAACTAGAATGTAGGTATACTTCCCTACCTTTCGGGTCTATACACATATTATGAATATTGTGTAAGTCTGTGTCTGTATTATTGCCTATGGGAACCATTATTTGTCTCTTGATAAGTATTCATTTATTTGTTCGCTGATAGAAGACATTATGTCTCCACCTTCAAATAGTTTGCCTATACCAATCCTAAAGCGATATCTGGTAAAAATATCTAAAGTTTCTATACCTCTATGTAACTCTATCAGTTTACATATACCGCTGTTTAAATCAAAGTTTGTATGTCCAATCCAAAAATTAAAAATTTTATTAGATGCTGTATTATCTGTATATGGTATAATACCCATAGGTGTTATTATAACTTTAGTTGGTTTTTTGAAAAACTCCATACCCTCAGTTTCAGGATCAATATCAATAGCATTTCCTTCATCATCATAGAAAATACCAGTTATATCCTCAGAAGTAGTTGTTTCTTCTTCAGGTATAAGATCTAAATCATCTTCTCCTAATGGATCAGACCACTTTTGCCACACTATACGATAATCGTGAATATTCTCGTTCATACTGTATTATAAACTAAAATAGTAAAGCAGCAATCATTCTTCAGTTTTAAAAACTTCTAAAGGAGAAATGATGGGTTTGTCTGTATCCATATCTTTCCGTACAGATAATTTTCGAACATTATTTATTTCTATTAAAGTGTTATGTGCAAATAATGCATTAAACACATTATCTTTATCATAGCATTTTAATGTATCAATAATATCTTCTTCTAAATATCCATTACATAAAGCATGTATTGCTAGTGCATAATAATTAGAAATATTTTTTATAGACTCCGCATTGTTCTCATCAAAATCTGGCCAATCACACAAAATGTTCATTGTACCATCTTGGTTTACCTCTATTGTTAAAGAGGCTAATTTTTGAATAGTTGGTGATTCTACTTCTGTAGATTTTGATGAACTGAAAATGTTTTTGATAAAACTAAACATAGCTTCTAATTCTATTTAATCCTTTTTGAATATTCTGTCTAATAGCTTCTCTAGTCACTCCGTATTCTTTGCCTATCTGCAACAAAGTCTTTTCTTCAAAGTAGTATTTTTTAATTTGATTTCTTTGTTTATCTGAAAGAATTTGTGAATCCAAAAGTTTATTGATTGTCATCTTCAGTTGTTCTGATTGCTCTTTATGAGAAGCAATTTCATAAGGGTTTGACAAAGATTTGTCTTCTATATTAGATGCATAAGTTTTAGTGTCGTCATTAGCCATACTGTCAATAGACAGATTAGAACTATTCTTTTTATACTTATTAGTAATATATGTTTTAATCGCCCATAAACCACATTGATTACGATAGGAGTATCTTGTTTTCTTTTGTCCGTTATACCCAGTTCTATCTTTATCCCATTTCCAATCTGCTGTCATAAGAGCAGAGGCGATATCAGATATAGCTTCTTCATTAGACAAAAGTTCTTTTCTAAGTCCACTATAAAAACTGGGAGCAAACTTAGAAATAACTTTCTTTGCAAGTAGCAAGTACGTATTTAAATTCTCAAATTGTTTATTTTCCATTATCAAAAGTCCTTTTCTAAAAATTATTTATTTCTTACTTTTCTTCTGAGCCTTCTTCAAAGCATCTGGTGTTGGTCTATCTTTATCTCCAGGTTTAGCTGGTCTATAATTTTTACCTTCACGAAGCTTTTTCTTTCTTATGTTCTCCCACAAACTTGCAGGAACCATATCTTCTTTATCGTCTTCAGCAGGACTAAACTTTACAAAATCATGAATTGTTGACATGTAATCCTCTGTTACAGCAATTTTACCTTGTAGCCAACTCTCTGTCAAGTTCTTTTTTACCTTTTCATCAGACATAGAGCTAAGTATTTCTTCAGCATTTTTCATAATAGATGTTAATGCTCCAATATTCATTTCAAGAAAATCTTTTTGATACTCTGACATTTCTGCATTGGATGTTAGCTGATCTTGAACATCTGACATAATTCTTTTATAACTCATTTAATTCTCCGTAATATATTTTTTAATGTTGGGATAAATTTTATTAACTACAATAATTGCTGCTTCATTATCTGAAGGGAAATGAACACCTTGTAAAACCCTAGCTTCCGCACAAAGATTAAGTATTTTCTCAAAGTCTGATTTGTATTGAGGATATTTTTCTGATAACATATTAGAGGCTAATGCAGCATACATCGTATGACCACTGGGATAGGATGCTGTATGATGTGAAGAAGTAATAATTCTATTTATATACATATCGTAGTATGGAGCTATTTGAAAAGGTCTCGCTCTATTATAAAAGTATTTTAAGTGATCTATGATTGCAAGCATACAGCTATAGTACATAGTAGCAAACAGAGGTCTATCTAGTTTTAAATTGTGTTTATTAAGGAATGGGTAATATATTAATAAAGGATCTTTGTCAACATCTAGCACATGTTTGATTTCTTTTTCTGTGCGATTGTTACTAGCTTTAACTATTTGTTCTAATTCATTTTTTGTTACCGAACTTGAATTAGCTTTAGGTTCTGTTAAAATTTTAAATAAATTTAAGTCTCCAAGTTCTGGAAAATCCATAGAAGCATAAGGAGATTCTAAATAATTAAAATATAAATTATACTTTACATTATCTATATTGATTTTATCAATTACATATTTTTCTATTTTAGATATTAATCTATTCATTTTATACTACCAAGCTTTGCAAGACCAATATCTTGCTTTCCATTTTGGTCCGGGATTTGAGCAATTATGTCTAGCACGAAAACTTTTACGTCTTGCTGGATTAGATTTTTTAATTTTCATATTAGGATCACCAAAGTTTACCTTGACGACATTACCCTTTTCATTCTTTACATAGACACTTCTTTTTTTTGGACCCTTGGGCGTTAAGAAAGGTTTATTAAGTGTAACTTTGCGACCTTGATATTCTGCACCTAATACCTTTCCGTCTTCATCATATATCTCAGAAGCTTCTATCTCCCAAACGAATTCGTCCCAATCATCGTCCCAAGAGCAGTTGGAAGCCAGTAGGTTATCATGTACCTGCTCTATTAAAGAACTTTGACTATCTGTAGCCGTTTTAACACAGTAGGCTATACGCTGTTCTGTATCTTTGAACTCTTCTTTAGATTTAGGGTCACTCATACAACGAGAGACAAACTTTTGTCTATTTTCATCGGAGTTTTGTTTAGGTAAAGGCATTTAAAAATCCTATTAGATGTAAAATAAGTTTATAGATCTTGCTATTTTAATACACCAAATGACAATACTATACAAGAGTATCTACCACTTGAGGCAGCATAGCTTTGGTTATTTGATTAGCAGAATTTTGCCAATTCAATTTTTTAGCGGTTTCTAAGCCCTTTTCATTAGTCTTAACATTATTTGTGTAGCAATACTTCATGTGCTCAACAGTTTGATCAATTTGATTTTGACCAATTTTTGCCCACTGTGATGTACCAAAAAACCACTTGTTATCTATTGCTAATTCTTTATCATCTATATCAACTAAGAAGCTATTATCCGCATTACAATATTCTGTATGTGCTGAATAGTTGCTTGCTATAACTGGCTTATTCATTGCCATAGTTTCCAACAATTCTAAATTCCAACCTTCACCCCTAGAAATATAAATACCGCAATTAGAATACGACATTAATTCTGCAAGATGTGAGTGTGTTTGCATTCTAGGAAAAACTTTAATTTTATTTCTTAATGGAGACTGTTCCACTAAATTTAACCATTGATGTTCTTCTTCTTTATTTAGAAAAGGATTATTTGTAGCCAACCAAAGTTCTACATTGTCTGTAGCAGTAAAGGCTTTGCCAAAACATTCTATAATAGTATCATGAGCTTTTCGTTTTTCCCATTTGCCAATAGTCATAAATACATAATTATCAGTTTTGTTTTGTTGAGTGTGATCAAAAATAGTTGTATCCACGCCCATATGAACAATATTTATTGGCTTCTTGATATCATTCTCTTTCAAGATTTGTTTAGCCCAATCACATGAAACTATAATTTCGTCAGCAAAATTAAGGTGATATAATTCTCTTTGGTTGAATTTATCTACTTCGAAGAAAGGAAATGCAAAATATTTTCCGGAACCAGCCCTAGTTAACAAATCAAATTGATGCCAAATTTTTAGACATGGAGCATCATACGGAATGAGATTAGTAAGACTAGTAGCACCATTAATTAATTCTGCCTGTTCTTTATTTTCTGGATTGGGCTGACCAATAATACTTAATCCTACATTATTTTCTTTTACAAGACTAGCTAATAAATTATAGCTGGCGTACCCGTACCCTGTAAAACCTATAGGGGCCATTAAATGTAAGTTCATGAATATATCCTATTATGTGTATTATTGACCTTAATAAATGTTGTATTTTTACCCATATCTTTAATATTTTTAGCTCCAATATATGTGCAACAACTTCTTAGTCCACCCAAGATATCCTGTATAGTATCTTCTGTTTTGCCTTTATATGGGATTGTTACACATTTACCTTCACTAGTACGATAATTAGCAACACCTCCACTGTGTTTGTCCATAGCTTGCCTGCTGCTCATTCCGTAAAACTGTAAAGATTCTTTTTCTCTATTTATATTGTATTGCCAATTTCCTTCACAACAATCTGTGCCTGCCAGCATACCACCCAACATAACAAAATCAGCATTAGCACAGAAAGCTTTACAAACATCTGCTGGAGTAGTACATCCTCCATCACTACAGATGTGACCTCCTACACTATGAGCAGCATTAGCACACTCTATGATAGCAGAAAGCTGAGGATAGCCTATTCCTGTTTTTAATCTAGTGGTGCAGACGCTGCCTGACCCTATTCCTATTTTGACTATATCTACTCCTCCATGAAATATTAATTCCTCTGTCATTTCTGGAGTAACGACATTACCTGCCATAATGATAATATCTGGATACCAATCTCTTATTCTTTTTATGGTTGATACAAATTTTTCATTGTATCCATTAGCTACATCTATACATAGATTAGGTTTCTTTTGCAATTTATCATATACATATCCTAATTTTTCTATATCAAATTCTGATATCCCTGTGGAATAAAATGCATACTGTCTAGGAAATCCAAAATGTTCTTTCAAACTTTCTGACCTATAATGCTTATGTAGACAAGTTAGACAATCGAAACCAGATAATACTTTATTCATTTCAATAGAACCTGTAGTATCCATATTGGCCGCTATAATAGGTACACAATTTAATTCCCTATCAGAATGAGGGAATTTAAAAATTCTACTAATAGATACCTGAGATCTGCTACTTAAATTAGATCTCTTGGGTTTTATTAAAACATCGTCAAAGTCTAATTTTATATCAAGTTCCAATTTCATTATTATTTTCTCTAAATTGATTTAATTCTAATTGTGGTAATACGAAATTTTTGTAATGATATGATTGCATAGCAGGAACTATAATTTCTTGATCTTTCTTAATGTCTTGTGTCGCTAATATTAAACCATAGAATTTTTCATAGGTTATTTTATATTCTGCATTGATTCTATTGTCATTTGCATAAGTATAAGTAGAAGCGTATCCTTGAGGTAAATACATAGAATACCCATGTTTCTTACATTCATCACATGGACAGTCATCTCTGACAATAGTATTTCTTATCAAAGAAACATCACCCTGATATAATGTTCTATAGTGGAGAGGAATCAAAGAGAATCGTTCTATTAAATCATTTTTTTTAAAATCCTGTTTAGCAAAAACTCCTTTGCCTTCAGCCTGATTCCTTCTTATATAAATTCTATCCGTACCAAAAGTTGTTGCTTCTTCATCAAGATATTTAGACATTACCACTCCTACTATAAATTAAAAAAGTACCATCTATTATAACTGTTAACATTTTCTGAACTATTAATGTGTTCAAGATAACCATAAATATCATTCCAATCAGAGAAAATCATTTGGTGTGGAATGACCCCAAATAACCAATCTGGAGTATGTTGTTTACCTTGACTGAGATGTACAATTATAGGTTTCTTTTGTCTATTGGCCCAAAAAATTTCTTCATAGGTTCCACATGGATGAATATTTAAATCTAGATTTACTATAATGAAATCACTGATGTCTACTAATCTTAAATCTACAGACCTGATAACTTTCATTACAGATGCAAGTTCATCATACCTCTTCTGTTTTTTAAGTTTTAGTTTATGTGCGTGGGTATCGCTATCTTCTAGTCCTATATCTGTTGGTTTTAGGATAGGATTAAATACTACTGCCTCTAAACTTTCTAGAAATGGAGTTATCTCTTGTCTCCATCCTTTACCTCTATCTATAACGCGATCCATAGCGCCAGCTAGATATACTCTTTGTCCTTTTAGTCTTTGCATATTATTTAAGCATCATAAAATATTGGGAAAAAACCTTTATCATCTCTTACATAAGTTTTAGTAGGCTTATCTGTTAAGCCCCTGTAAATACCAACCAAAGCACAAAATATAAATATATAATACATAAATTATCTCACAAAGTATAAACAAAAATATTTTTAATATCAGACCAAGAATCTTGAATCAATTCAGACACAAATCTCCAATCTCCACCAGCTAAACCACTACCAAATTTAGGACAGTGTATTTCTACATTTAAATTTTCATTGTCTTTTCTGTATTGCTTTGCATACATCTTAACATAAGACATACAGTATGTCAAGGCAGCATAATTTAAAGGTCTAGTATTTTTTATTGTTTTAATTTTATTCTGAGCAATCATATTTGCAAAAATAATTTCATAGTTATATTCAGGATTTTTAGCCACAGTTACGAATTGTGTATATCCCAATTTCATTTTCTGCCCCAACATAGAATAATTTTCTTTAACTAGAGGATATTCTTTGGCAACAGCTGCGGCGAAACCTCCGTTAAATAATCCTATATTATTACACACATGAGGAACTATGACTGTTGCCCCATTTTGTTTGCCTTGAATTCTATCCTTGGTTTCTACAAAGATGTTTCTCTTAGACACTGTAGTATAAACTGGACGAGTATAAGTTTTTATAGACATGTTTATCTTTTAATTTTTTCCCATTTTTTTACAGGGCACTCTTGATCTGCCCAAGCTAATTTGTTCATAAATATTTTTTTCTTATTTATGTTGCAACCACACATCATACATGTGCTGTCATCTATATTATACATATCGCACTCCTGAGTGCAAATCTTAAATCTAAAATTAATTTCTTCTTGAGTACTTTTAGGGAATCCACTCCATACATGAAAGAATAAGGATTTAAGAAATGTTTTTATTTTTATTAGAGTCATCTTTAAACTCCTTTACTAAAAGTATATTACCATCTTTATCTCTGTAGTATAAATCTAGTATGTCAATTATTTCAGTTGATTGAAACCATTTACATATTCCAGTATCAATAGACACAGACATATGACGATAGGTACCATTTTTATAGGGTCTATAATCAGCAGACAAAACATATCTGTGATTTTTCCAAACAAAAATATCCCCTGGATTTATTTCTTCAATATATTTCATTATTATCTATATTGTTTTTGCCAATCTTCCCAGAGTTCATCCTGCTCTATTTCAGCTTTTTTATTCTTAAATTCTTTTTTAACCTTGTTTTGATCTTTTACGTCTGACGCAAGACCTTTGTTGGTTTTTTTAGAATTTTTTTGCTTGTAATGAAATCTTCTGTCTTCTTTGTCTTGTTGCATCGAATTCCTCACTTGTTACCTATTATCATAGTTAGAATAAAACCAAATGTCAAGATGATATTTTATAAAAAAAATTACTTGACTTGACCTATGGTAAGACTATATAATGATGCAGAGGGTGTTAATCATATCTTAGGTACAATTATACCATTTCCTTGATATTTTTTATCTCCAGCATACTTATCCTGCAAAGGCATTGCATTTTCTGAAAATTCTTCTATATAACCATTTTTATGTTTTAATTTTACATTTCTGTTTTGTTTTTTTCTTAATGACAAAAGCAGAGCAGCACAACCTACAGCATAAGGTGTTGCCATGCTTGTACCTGTCAATCTGGCATACTTGTTGCCCGGTGCAGCACTAATAACATCTTCTCCTGGTGATACAAAATCAAGAGTATTTCCACAACAACTAAAATCAGATACCCCTAAAGCATGATTAATAGAACCTATGGCTATTGTTTCTAAAAATTTGGCAGGATAATTTATGTCCGTAGAATTACCAGAATTACCAGCAGCACAGAACACTATGACCTTATTATCTGCCGCATATCTTAGTGCATGCTCTAATACTCTAGAAGGATAAGGAGATCCCAAAGACATGGTTATTAGTTCTGCTCCATGATCTACAGCCCACATGACACCGTTAGCCACGTCACGCATAGAACCACTACCATTATCTCCTAAAGATTTAATTGGTATAATTTTAGTTTTAGGAGCGACACCAACCATACCATAACTATTATCAATTGCAGCTATAGTTCCTGCTACATGACTACCATGACCATTAACATCTTGTGGATTATTATTATTATCGACAAAATTTTTACCAGTTAAAAGATTGTCTTTGAGATCACTATGGGTTAAATCACATCCTGTATCTATTACAGCGACGGTTACATTCTCACCTTGAGAATATCTCCATGCTTCTTGCACATCAAATCTTTTTATAGCCCAAGGCAAAAATTGTATGTCATGTGGACTTAATCCATATAGTGGTTGAGAAATATGTGGTAAAAGTTTGCATTCTCTTCTATTCATTTTATTGTACTTTCTTCATTTGGGAATAATTTTCCAAGCCTCAGTTTTATTGCATCTTCATTAGCACCGGAGCATTCTTAATGCTTTGTGGCCCAACCTGTTTCATGAGGGCGTGGGGTTCCGTGATAACATATAACTATTGCATCTTTAGGTGTTTTTTCAATACAGTCTATTTTAAATGAAACAACAGATTGTTTTTTAAGTTTTTGAAAAAATAGAATTTCTCCTTGTGTGTTAAGACAATAAGATATAAAGTGTTGATCACCTGATTCTTTGCATTTTTCCATCCAATGATGTGGATTTTGCATCCACTTTTCCCAAACTTTTTTTCTGATTTTTTTTGGTAGCCACATAACACCACTACCTATATAACGTAGAAATAAATTATATTTTTGATAAAATGTATTATTACTATAGTTATTATAGTCATTAGCAGCTTGAAATGGAGCTATCATGATAGGTGATGAATTATCAAAACACATATCATATATATCTTGTAAGTTATTGTAAATGATTGTATCTAAATCAAAAAATAAAATATCTCCCTCAATATCTGGTCTAAATAATTCCATTTTAGACCACCATCCGGGCCAGTTGTATTTCAGTTGACGAGTAGCACCAGACTGATATTCATGATGAAAAGGCCAGACATCTGTAGCAGCAGGGCTGTCTGTTAAACAAACAAAATTAATAGATATATTTTTTGGTGTGTTTTTTTTAATACATTCATGTAATTTATTTACATAATTTAGATTATATATTTCATTTGTTTTTAAGACACAGTAAATATTTATATTTTTACATAGCGTCATTATTAAGAATTTCTTTTATTAGTTCTTTTGTTTTATCTATCCATTCTACATAATCACTTACTCTAGTACTACATCCAACATCACCGTAGTCAGAATCGCTTTTGCCATCAGTAGCATAAACATATGAATGTATACCTGCTAGTTTTTTATCAATAAATAATCCACCTCCACTATCTCCCGGACATATCAGAAATTCTAATTCTGTTTTTTTCGATGTGTGAACTGAATGTTTTAATATATTGTTATCTACGCCATCAACAATATTAGAACCAGCTCGTCTAGTATTATCAAACTTGCTTATCCATCCACTATTAAAATTTCCATGATGACCCCAGCCAGATAGTCCACAAACCTTGTCAGTTTCATCTGTATCATTATATAGTTCGGGATAAAAATCTAATTTAATTGGTATTTGTAGTCTTGCAACAGCTATATCATTATGTCCTATTTTTTTAGAGTCGTATTTTCCATGAATAGCTATCAGAGAACACGGGTAAGCCTTATTTTTGTATAAAACATGTTGTGTTATAGTATCTTCAACAATATGTGCAGCAGTTAATATATGATATTCATCTATAACGACACAAGATGCTCTGAACTGACTATTCATTGGGCCACCCATTACTCCTACAATGGGTAGTACACACTCGTATTTTTTACCATATTCTACATATTTAGCGTCAGAAACTGTAGGATCGATAGTGCCGCAATAAGCCTGAATAGGCATAACTAATAGAAGTGCTATAATAAGGTATCTCATCAAATACTCCTTTCATTTAAAGGGTTTTCTTTTTACCTTATTATAATACACCTTAGAATCTTCTATTACATTTACGTTCCAGCTTTTGTAGTTCATTAAATGTCCAAACATAAAATGACAATATTTATCACATAAGGTGATTAAATTGTCTGGATCTAACTCTTGAGAAGGATCTAAATGAACCGGCACAATATGATGTACTTCCGGTCTTTTCTTAGAACCACAAGCCTGACAATAAGGCTGTTTTTTTATATGTTCTTCACGCAACTTAGACCATCCCGGTGACCTGATGGCATATCTTAATTCTTTTCTAAATATAGATAATAAATTCATAATCTGCTCCATTTCTTTTAATAATTTTTATTATTTATAAAATTAAACAATCTAGTTTTTATAGAGCATATGCTTTGTACTGGCCTTTATCCATAAATCACGAATATATTTTTGATGTGATCTTTGTCCCATTTCTACTTCGCTATGTCCATTACGAGTTTCGCATATGTAGGGATCGAATATGTAACTATTACATGTATCATTTAAACTATGGCAGATATTATCCGCACAACAATCAGGAAATTTTTTTGTTATACTACTAAAATATTTATCTAAAATTATTTTTTGGTGTTTTCTATTTAAAGCGTAAGCTACCATACCGAGCATTTTATTTCCCGGTCTTGATAACTGAGAAGTTATTGGTATTAGTTTTTCTCTAGGACTTCCTCCAAAATACACAACATCCCAATCATCTGGTAATTCAGATAAACCGATATTCATTATATTAAAATAATTTTTGATAAAAAAAACATCATCTTCCAATATCAAACAGTTACTATACATATTAGAAACAGAATCATATATAGCTCTCATATGACTTAAAGAAGCTCCTAATATGCCAGCTTTTTTAAAGTTGGTTTTACTAAAATCTCCAGACGGAGGTTCTGCAAATATCCATTCAACTTTATTTTCTATGCCTAATTCTTTGAAGTGTTCAGACATATTTTTCTTTCTTTCTTTTGATCTTGGTAAAGAAATGCAGTAGATATGATCAAAAAAAGAGAAAGGAGTAGGATGATTCAAAGAATTTTTCATTTTACTGGTTGTTTCTATTGCATGAAGAACTTCTTTTTACTAAACGGCCACATTATTTTCAGTCGCTTTTCTATAATAAATATCTTTTAATATTTGAAGTTGTTTTTTACTTCCATCATTTGTAGTGTTCCAATCGCCCTTTTGGACTATATCTTCTATTGCAAGATTACAGTAGGATGTGTTTATATAGTTATTTGGTAGATGATAAACTTGACAATCTTTAGGTAATTCACCATCTTCTAGCGGTATATTAGTTTTATTAAATACTATTTCTTTAAGTTCTTTTCCCAAGGTGCCTGGCATTGACACAAAAAGATTTGCACCAAATGCAGCTTTCTCTCTACAATAAGCAACATTATTAGGTTTTTTCACTATTTCTAACATGCGTGCAGCTACTTCTTTATTATATATCCAAAAGGCGCAATAGTCTACAATTCCTATATTTAACATATCATTTTCTTTTAGAATAGCATACTCATTGCTCCCACAGGAATCTGTCCAAAATTCTTTACCTTGTTTAATTTCTGTTCTGATAAAACCTAAATTAATTTTTTGTTTATATAAATTTACAAAGTTTTTTTTCCAATATTTTATATTACTATTAGACACCAAAATATCATCTTCAACATACATATAAGTATCATAAACATCTTCTTTGATCTGCTCTCGCATTAGTTTGCGTGGCTTCCAAGTTAAAAAGTAAGGATGCTCCTTCATACTATATTCGAAGATTTCTATACTTAAATTATCATGTTTATGAATTTTTTCTGAAAGCCATTTTTTATTTTTATGAGTGTGAATAAAAATATCTACTTCATCTTCATATTCACTAGCAGTATCAATAAGCTGGTTAAGATATTGTATTCTATCTTCTTGGTAATAAAAGCATATATGTTTAGCAATTTTCATTTGAACTCCAATTATATTTTAGCGTGATGTATATACTTTTATATACACATTATTCTAAAATACTAGCGGCAATTAAGCAACCCTTAGATACAGAATGTAGAGGATCGGCAGCATGTTTGACTACTTCAATAGAAAGTGGAAAGTCTGCTTCTAATAATTTTTCATGTAGCTTTTCCACATAACCGTCAGCTTTTGAAGTGCCTCCAGCTACAACAATTCTAATATCATCTTTAAATTTAGGCAAAGACTTATGGCCGGATAACGCTGCCGATAATTGTTTAGCTGTATATTCTATAAGTCTTTCGTAGTAAGAAGCTACTGCACTTAGTACAGGACTATCATTAGGTTCACCCACTTTGAACTTGCCTCCTTCTTTTTCTACCTGAACCACACTATCGGGTTCTCCTGTAGCAACCGCACTCATGCGGTCTACCCAATCACCTGACTTCGTGGTACTAAAGACTACTGTTGGTTCGCCATTTAGCATAACACAAACATTAGTCATGCCAGCACCACAACTGATGCCAATTCCAGTATAATCAGAACTTTCTAATTCTGCATAACACAATGCTTCAGCTTCATTGACTGATCGAGCATCATAACCTACTTCAGATAAAATAGTTTTGACTACATCTTCATGATAGCCAACATCGAAATCATCGTCTTCTTGATCTACAGGTTGAGCAGGTACACAGAACACCAATTTCTCCCCTTCTTTCTTGGCTTTGCCAACTACTTCTTTTAAAATATATGCTAATATTCTTTTAGCGTTCTTTTCTTTTACAGACACTACTCCACGATACATAGGACGACGAGCCGTTTCATTTCTTTCTACTGCTTTTTCTATAGCATCTTTACCTAAGATAATAAATGATCCGTCTGTATCTTTAATAAAGATTTTACCTTTCAAACCTTTCTCAACCATTTTTGCTGCAATGGGGGTGGTTGGCTTGATTACATAAAATGCATCTCTAAAGTCTTTAAATAATATATCATCTCCCTTATAGGATGAGGCAATGATAAAACTTGTACCTACATCTAATCCAATCATATTATTTACCTTTCATATTTTTTAGTTTATTTACTGAATTTGATATGTCGCTTTTAACTTGTTTAGAGTCTGCTATTTTATCAAATTTTTTCTCTAGCCCATCGGTATCAACCTTCAGGACTACTTTTGTATCATCTATTTCTATAGAGTTATTCTTTTTTGGTTTGCCTTGATTTTTTAGAAAACTTGTAGGGGCCGCAAAATCTTGTAGACTACTACCTTTTGGTAAAAATATATACCCAAGTCCTGCTCCCAAGGAAAACACTATTACATAACTACACACCAGTACCGCACACATTATAACAGTTGTAGGATCCATAATTATTTTCTAAATTTATCTATATTAGAATACCCAACCACACCTTTTGTCCGTTTACCTTTGCTAAAAAATATAGAATAAGGTACTTTATTTACACCATATTTACCAGCTAGTTTACGATCTTTGTCTATATCTATGATACATATAGTGGTATTTTGAAAATATTCTGAGTATTTAGTTAAGTCTCTTTTTAAATTTTTGCATGGGCCACACCAGCTTGCAGTAAAAATAAGTATCATATCTTGCTCTAATGAAGCAGATACTTTCACCGCATCTTCATAATTAGTTTTAAAAATAGGTGGATTTGCCATTAATGTTGTAGTAAAAATACAACAAAGTATTATAGTTAATATTCTTTTCATAATAAACTCCTTATATTATAATACACTTAAATGAACCTTTTGTGAAATGTGTATATATAGAGTAGGAGACAATTCATTATGAATATACAAGGTAAAATCTGGGGTTCTTCTCAGTCATTATTTTTGAAAAATAACGTAGAAATACACAGAATAACAGCAAAAGAAGGAGGTTATTGCTCTAAACATAAACACGACTATAAGTATAATGCTTTCTTTATAGAAAAAGGACAATTAAAAATTACTATTTGGAAGAATGATTATGATTTAGTGGATGAAACGATCATATCCGATAAACAAATGTCAGTAGTTAAACCTAAAGAATATCATAAATTTGAAGCCCTAGAGGACACTATTGCTTATGAAATTTATTGGACAGAATTAGAAGTAGACGATATTGTTAGGGAGACATGCGGTGGTAGATAATATTAAAAGGTTTTTTATTTTTGCTAATAATCGTCAATCAGACTATAAAGATTTAGATGAATTTTTATATAATCATCCTGACTATAATGATGAATCTGTTGCTGTGTTTTTTAATGATGCTGAATATTGGAGTTTAAAATTTAAGTCTGTACTTAATTTTGATAGGAAATGGTTAATTGTCAGACCTAGAAATTTTAGAAAAGAGGAACATAGACCCCATGAATTTGTAGGTTTAGATAGTTTGAATAATATAGATTTTGAAAGGTTTTATATTTGTCCAGAACCAATGACAGAAGAATGGTGTTTTAGTAATATGGTAAAAGAGTTATGTAAAGACTATCAAACAAAAAATATAGATATGTCAAAGTGGAGACATTTTAAATACTATATGAATACAGAACAAACTATATTTAAAGATAAACTCAATGAACATATCTCTCCAGCTTGGAGAGATCATCCTTTGTGTGAAGAAGCCACAGGATATGCTCGACAACAACTTACTTCTGGACTATGGTTTTATATGTATGCTAAAAAAGAATATCCTAATACTAAATTAACTATGTTGTATTTTTCTAATCAATGTGGTACTAATCATAGTAAAGACGATGAACGTAAATATTTTTTAAAAGAACTTAAAGATAATAATTTAGAAGCCTTTAATTCTTTTGTATAGTTCCTAGCAGTCTGCCTCTTTTCGTTCTGACTGCATAACCCATTCTAACCATGTAGGGTTCAATACTATTCTCTATCGTTTCTATCGCTATGCCGGTCATACCAGCTATGCTATTTAAACCCAAGGGTGTACACCTGTTCTTTTTTAATACGTCGATGTAAGAGGTATCGTTGGAGTCAAAACCATTGGCATCAATACCTTGACTCTTAAACACTTTATCAATGTCCTTTACATCTGGATAATAATTTGTATAGTATTTATACCACTGTAATCGAGCATTTAGTATTCTAGGAGTGCCTTTACTACGTTTAGCAATTTCTATCATCTCATCATCTGTTAAAGTTAATCCCATCTTACTTGCATTCGACCCTGCCAGTTTAGCTAGTACATCAGGACTATAAAAAGAAAGATGTTCTTTAATTGTAAACCGATCATAAAAAGGTTGGCTCAAACTTCCACCATTTGTTGTAGCACCTACCATAGTAAATTTCTCTAGTTCTATAGAGTCTGGTTTATTTTCAACAAGCATATCAATTTTAAAATCTTCCATAACAGGATACAAAAACTCTTCGACTAATTTTGGAAGTCGATGGATTTCATCAATAAACAAAATTGATCCTGATTGTAAATTCATTAAGTATGGTATTAAATCTTTAGGACTACGAACACTAGCAGCATTAACTGTATACATATCAGTACCTATCTCATTAGCTATGGCACTCGATATAGTCGTCTTTCCTAAGCCGGGAGGCCCATCTATTAAAACATGAGGCATAACTTCACTTGAATTTTTACAGCCCGTAGTCATGATCTTCAGACGTTCTACTACATCATCCTGACCACAAATATCATCAAATGTAGTAGGACGCATTGTGTTCTCACTCATATCAACCTCCAAAATTTTCTATAGCGTACTTTACCAATGCAGTTGCATCATTCTCTTGAATTACTTCGTATGATTGTTGCACCATACTTTCAATAGACTCATCATTATATCCAAATGAACTTAATGTATGTTTACAAGCATTCAATGTCATTGTGTTCAGACCTTCTTGCATGACAGATTCGACTATCTCTACTTTAGTAGGTTCTGGTCTGTGTTTAAAAACAATCTCTATTGTATCAATAATTTCTGGTTCAAATACATTGCCACATACATCACAGACATCTCTAAATCCCTCTAGTTGTAGCTGTTTTAAAAAAAACCAACTATTACAACCACACTGAGTACACATATATTTAAAACTAATATTACTGAAATCGTTAGTCGGTTTCAGGTTGTTGGTCGTCGTATTCATTGTATTTATCCTTTACCCAAAATATAAAATCATTTTTCTCATCATCAAAAGCTGATTCCACAACGCCTTTGTTTACCAAACCCCGAACGATATTAGAAACTAATCTTTTATTTAATTGCACAAGCACTTCATCATAATCAGATTCTTTCATAAATAGTTTTGGTATTTTAGTTTTTTTGTGTCTTCTCTTTATTAGTAAAGACTTCATTATGTTTTTAGCTTCATCAAAAGGTAGGTACTTGTCCATTTCTGGTAAGTCTTCCTGTTTAATTTTTTGTACCTGATCAAAGAAATCAGCGTCAGATAATTTTTCACTTTCATCATCAAAGTTATAATAAATCAATCGTCTGCTAAAATTTACTAACTTATCAACATTAGATATTTCTAAATAACCATCTCTGTCTTCATCTTCATTATCATAATCGTTGTCATACATGGTGTACCTCTTAATTTAAAATATCGAATAAGCCTTTGTAGTATGCTGGTTGTCTTAAATAGTGTGCTGCGTTTGATGATATATGCGCTTTCCACATCATATTAATTTTATCGCAAGCAAAGTATTCTTTCTTCCATATAGCTTCTTCGTAATGATTGCTCCCCAGATACAGGAAGTACTGAGACTTCGCTGTATCTTTGGAGAACGAATCACTCACAGGAAACTTTTTATTCTTACCATTTACAATCCAACTTCCATCTTGTTCGACTATATCATCGAGAGCATCTTTTAGCCATTTCTCCCAACTCTTCCAATCGAACTTAAACTCATTTGAATTAAAATTATATTGAGGATAGTAATTGTATTCATCATCGTCCCATTCATTTTGTTCAGGGTCTTTCATAATTACTATCTCCTATATAAAGTTTAGTCGTCAAAGTCTTCTTCATCACAATCTTCAAACTGATCCCAGTAATCCTCGTCATACTCATCATACACTGTTGAGTACTCTTCGTCATCAACATAGGAATCTGCCTCAAATTCAGCCTTATAAAGAGGCTTTGGCAATTCTCCCTGATAAAGACCGACTACTTCGTATTTGCAAGTGCGAAGTTTTTCACAGTTGCAATCGCTAGGAACACTTACAACATCTTCAGGATTGATTTTAACAATCACAATATTATCACCAGCATCCACGCTGCCATAATTTGCAACATAGTTTAATGCCCCAGCATGAAGTCCAGCAGAACATCCTCTACCTCTATTGTCGTCTACCTTTGCTCGACGCATTTCGCAGACCTGACCAACCTTATTGTCGAATGTTCCTTTCCACTTATCCTTAAAGTCTTTACTGACTGCCTTGTATGCAAGGAAGCATCCGTCTTCAGTGATAGGAAGATTCTCATGCTCCAAGAAGTCATACAGTTCTTGCTGACTCTGCATACTTGGATTCTCCATAAGATTTTCCAAGAATTTTACAAGAGGCTGGAAAGGTAAACCCTTACTCATAAACTCTATAATTCTCTTGCTGATGCTACCGTGAACTTCTTCACCCTCAAACATCACCTTGCCATTTACGATTGATACTTGTCCGTCACTAAAAGTAGCAACAGCTTTCTCAATGTCTACCAGTTCTAGCAACTCATCTTCTGTTGCTGTTGGTAGTGCTTCCAGAATCAATTTGTAATTAGTATGATCTGGAATTACTTGGTGAGCCTTATTCTTTAAGATCACCGTTAAGTTACCGTCAACCCACATAAAAGGAACACTCATAATCAAACTCCTGTGATAAAAACCTTAAACCAAATTTCCTACTGCTGTTCTCAGTTCGCTGAGTTCAACATTATCAAACCATTTGTCTCGACCGTAGTAACCGTTGTTGTGAATATCTGTAGGAGCATCAGTCTTGATCTTCTCAATATCCAAATCGTCGTTACCACTAACAATATACTTTAGTATCGGTGACTTGTCAATAGTATCTTTAAGAATTTTTCTAAGAGCATCCATTTTAGGCAGGGTCTTGATGATTTCCTGACTAAGTGATTTTTTACCAGTTGGTAACTCTTCGTAACCATACAGTTTCTTAAATTCAAAAAGCATATTGTTTAGTTTAAGCATTTTAGCATTAATGTCCTTTGCACCTTCTGTGATATTATATACACTTGCTATATTGTCTACATGCTGTTCAAGTCTTTGTCTACTAAATACTCTGAGATTAAAGTATTCACTATTTGCAACTTGAGCAAAGTAGTATATAAGTAGCCACTGATCCATCGCCTGAGTAACTGTCTCATCTTTAATATAATCCTTGTAGTCAAGGCCATAGATATTTAAAAGATTAGCCATTAGAACTCTATCTGAACGCTCTGGACTGCTGTGCCAACTTCTTGTCTTCTTCAAGTCTGAGGTAGAATATTCTTTGTCACAGTGATTGATGACTGCATCATACTTACCTACTTCTTCTCTTAATTTTTTAGACATTTTTGCAGCCTTGCTTTTAAACCATTTATTAAAAGATACTAGGTTTATGCCCTGCTTTTGTAATTTAGCTACTGAACTTTGTTTGATAGCATAGATGTTATATCTGCTAAACAAAATACTACCCAATACATTGTCCTTGGTTGATAGACTATGAATCTTATGAATACCGGGATAAGGACTAACAGATTTATACCTAGTAATAGGAACATAGATTACTTGTTCAGCATCTTCTAGTCCTTCCACTAGACTATCACTTAATTCACTAAGATAGCTAGAGTCATTAAGATTATTACCACTAAGATTAGAACACTCTTTCTTATCATAATCTTTAGAATCTTTTAATAAAAAGATTTCGTCCTTACTAATCGTACCAGCACCAGTGCCAGTTCTTCCCTTGCTGCTAGATTGTAGCAGACTGCGGTATTCAGAAATATTCTTGACGTTCTCTTCTCCACCAATATCTTTGATAAGTTTAGCGAAACCCTCACCAGAATCTTCTGCTGGATTTTGAGTGTCAACCATAAGATAGGCCATACAATCATTCTGATTACAATATCTAATAGCAATCTTCTTAGCAGTCTCAGGACTTCTAGTGTCACAGACAAAGAAGGCTAAGGGATTAGTCTTGCGA